GCTTCAAAATTTTATGCTCCAGAACTGACTTATAATTCTCGTCAAATATGGGATAATTGAAATTAAATATCTTTGGTCTTGCAACAGTTATAATAGAATTAACATCTGGATAATCTGTTGATTTATCAAGTCCAGCAAGTTCTTCACATATATATCTTAATTCGGTGGTATATGTACTCATATCTTATTATACTCCTTAATCAGTCCGTAAGTCAATAACCATATCTTCTGCTTTGCCTTTTTCTCCGCTGTCACCTTCAAACATTGTTTCATCATCTGCTTCACGGAAGTCATCACGATAGTCAACACTTATGTCCAGACCAAACATAGCATTTATCTGGTCACAAGCCTGTCTTCTCATTTGAAGTCTTGAATATCTGCTTGCTATCGTTCCACCCATTGAACGGATAACTTCATCAGAAACAAGTCTTTCTTTCTTCTGGATATTGAGATTTGATATACCAAGGTCGGTAAGAAGTTCATTCCAATACTGAACCTTTAACATATAAATCTTATCAGCAACATAAGGTGCATCGGTCTTCAATGTTTTAACAGCATTAAGGTCAAGATTTTTGTCACCGTATATAACAGGCTCATTGCCGTCATACTTCATATAAAGGTTTTTAAGTGTCAATCTCTGCTGTTCGTCACATAGAATCAAAGTAGGCGTTTTCTGTGCATTAACATTTATATCGCATATTCTGTCATAATTATATAAACGTCTGGCATACAACTTGGTTGTTCTTTCTTGGTTAGTATGCAAATAGTTATTATAAATTATAACACTATCCTTTTCAGAAAGATTGCGATTATAACCATTTATAGCGAATGCCCTACGCCCCATAGGTATACGATAAACATTAAACTTTCCAGCGATTGTGCATTGCAACGCAAGGAAACCCATTACTTCATCTTTGAAGAATACAGCCTGTCCATCCTCAAATAGTGTCAATTCCAGAAATCTTTCATCAATGGATTCTGGTAAATTTTTCCATTCAAACATAGTCATTGATAAAGACTTAATCTTATCGTAATAATATAGATATGTCTGATTATTTAGTGTTGCACTTTCTATAAAATTAGAAACAAATTTTGATATTCTTCCCATAATCTTAACCTCTTATACTGGTGCATTATTTAAGTTATAATTGCCAATATTGTCAACAGACTTCCAGAATCTTACGCCACTATCCATTACTTCTTCTATTTTTCTGGCGTGGTCGCTTGGCATATCACCATGTGCTATACATCCAACAGTTTTAACATAAGTGAAATAAGGTCTTGCATTCATATTTGGAACACCTATTTGTCTTACGGCATATCCAAACATTGTAAAGAAATCATCTATCATCATAGCATAGTTCTTTGTAATAGACTTTCTATTTGCAAGATATTTCATTTCACCAAGACCCCACATAGCATTAGGTGTTGCACTACCCTGTAAAATATCTGGCTCACGTTTTACAGAATTATTCGTTATTAAGATATCAGCAATATCTGTTAGTGCATTTTTTATTCCGCCACTTTCAGCAATATACGTGCCAGCAGTTCCAACAGCGTTTGCTATCAATGGATTACTATATATTGGCCCAAGTGCTAAATTTTTTAACACTGATTCCATTCCAGCATTTAAGGTATTTGCTATTTTTCTTTGTGTATTTCTATTTATCAAAAGCCCTTTGCCTTGATGCGTATTAAATATATCGCCCGTTGAAGATGCTATACCGCCAGTAAAATTACCTACGCTTTGCGCTCTATTAACTCTATAATCAATAGAAGCATTTTTCTGTGCTCTATATGCTCTGTAACTGTCAATAGCAAAACTTGCTTCAGGGTAGGCATCAGTACCCAACCTCTTACTCCAATTCTGTAAACCTTCTGTTTGTGTATTGCTGTGCATGTTATAATACACAGGAACAAGTGCAACATCACAATTAGCACCGACAGAATAATATAATCTAAATTGACAAGCACCACTTAAATCTGGCGTAGGTGGCAACCCATTAAAATATTCATAAGCAAACTCTTGTGATGAACCAACATTATTTGTAATTTCCAGATATTTATAGGGATATGTAAATAGTTTCTTATTTTTAGGAATATATCCGCATATATCATGGTAAGGTTTATTAACTGAAAATTGACCATAATGCACAAGTTCTGGATTCTGTTCTGCATTATTAGCCCAATTATCGGGTAACATATAAATGCCAACAACACTATCTATCTTATTATTGTCAATCATATCTTGTAAGAATTGTGTTGCTTCAACGCTTGCTTTATCTGTGGCTGTCGGGTGACATACTTTTAAAGCACATCCACTATAAATATTTGACATATAGCCACCAGCATTTTGGTCATCAGCATATACTATTATAATTGCCGAATCAACAGGGTCATAGTCATTAAAAGAAAAAGTGTCTTCTATAACATAATCTCCTAACCCTAACCCTTCCTCTGCAATATTAGCGCCAATAGAATCATTAAGTACGTGTTGTCTTTCAATAAAACATTGTCCAAGGGTAAATGAACCCATCCAAGTCATCATAACATCAAGTGCAAAATGAATCTCGGTACAGCCATTGTTAATATATTCAGCATTAAGAACAAAAGCATAAAACCACTTATTTTCAAAAGATGTATTCTTAAATCTCATATAAGTAGCATTTATTGCTGTTGCCCTTGTCATACCTAATCTTATATAACCACGCTGTTCTCTATTATAACTTAAATCGGTAAATCTTCCCAACCCTTTAGTCGCATATAAGTTTGTAAAATAAGTATCTTTACTCGACGTATCGGCAAAGTACAATGTGTTCTCATATCCACTATCTAAACTTATATCGCTAAATAATTCAACTACCGCATCGGGTACTATATAAGCCATTTTTATCTCCTTTAATAAAGTATATGTGAGTGGCAACACATAATATGCTACCACCCACAATAAATGAAATGGAGGAGGTTTACTGCTTTGCAAGTGTTACAGTATCACCAACATCAAGCGTTGAAGCCTTAATTGCTGAACCAGCAACATACTTCGTACCATTGATATCACCCTCAAGCGTAATATTCTCTCCCTCTTCTGAATGTGGAACAAGCACACCACCATAAGGATGAACACCAATACCAGCAACAGTAAGCGTACTGGTCTGATGGAATCTGAAATTCTGCTCTGCAAGTGAAGGGTCGCTGAACTGGGGAATAACTGTAAATACAGTACCAGCATTAGAAACATCTTTGGTTGCAATCTTACCAGTAACCGAAAGAGGAAGTGAAATTGAAGCACTATTATCCACGAATGATACAGCATTTGCAAACGGACTAAATGAAACTGTCTTCCATGTATGATAGAAGTAATTCCAATACAGACCACTTGACACATACTTCTCTGTCATCTTGGTGAGATTGTCATAAATCTGAAACCAGTTTTCATCAAGCATTATAGCCTTAACCTTACCCATAAGTGCAAGTTCATCAGCCGTAACTTCCTCGATACCATCACTCTCCGCTCTTATAACGTCAAATCTCTCATTGTCAAAAGAAGTAAAATCATCAATAAGATACAGGCTACCCATGAAATCAGCCTTCTCCATATTGAATGCGCTTGCAAGCACTTCAACGTCAAACAGCGCATTGTAATTAGCATCCATGAAAATTACCTGTCTGCTTTTAGGTGTATTAGTTTTTACACCAGCGACAGTATAATTACTTGACATAAACTCAAGTAGATTTGAAGTTCCTCTAAACTTAACAGCACTATCCTTAACGCTATCTGTACCACTTATAGCAATAGGCTTAATATTTCCATGAGATACAGCCTTAATCAGAAGATATTTGAAAAGAAGAAACTCGTCATACTCTGCACCAGTATAAACCTGTTCGATTATCTTTGCGATAAGGTCTGTTACACCATCAATAGAAAGAAAGGCCTGTCTTAAATCATCATCCTGTATTGTGACAGGGTACATCACACGCCAGTTCATAGCATGGAATGCTGACTTAACATCGGGATAAGTTCTCTTAAACTCCCTTGCGCTTGCCTTATCGGGGTCAAACTCTACTGCTTTTGCAATACCAACAAAAATATCCTCAACAGTTTCGCCATATTCAAGATAACCCTTCTTCATTCTTGCATAAGGATTGTTGAATGTGGCACTCTGCAAACGGACTATTGCAATCCTATTGATAAGTGCATTAAGGAACTGATTTGAGAATGCGGGTGTACCATAAATTATCTCACCAACCTTCGGAATATCGGTAGCCTGTTCAACAACAGGAACTGCACTCTGATATTCATAAGACGCATTCTGTCTTATAACATTCATTATGTCCATACTGGACGCATTCAAAACTGTATTAGCAATTCTATGTGCCATTTTATTTTACTCCTTTACTTCAAACAAATCATCGTAAGTTTTCTTCTCTGATTCTTCTACAATTCCCTTATCGTCGTCAAATTCTTTGTCAATATCATCTTTCAAATCTTCTGATTTTTCAAAGAATCTGTCCTTATACTTCTGTCGCCAAGAAGCATCAAGTTCGTTGTATTTGGTTTCCCAATCATCAGCGGAAGAAGTCTTTTTTTCGTAGTCATCAAGCGTGTCGCTAACGTCTTCGATAAATGATATTACTTCATCAGAATTATCATCAGCATATCTGGTCTTGATGGCACTCATAATTTCATCTTTAGACTTTACCATCTTTGAATCTCCTTATATTTTTCTACACATCATATAAACAGGCATATTCTTTTTTGTTATTAGTGGTGGTGGTGTTGGTGATGGTGGTGTTGGTGGTGGTGTTGGTGATGGTGTTGTTCCTTGTAAATATTGAAACGCATAATACGCATACCAATATCTGTCATCAGCCATTTTTTGTTTGGCGTTTGTGTTGCCATATAATACTACTTTGTTTCCTTCATAATGAAAAAGAAAAGAAACTGTTGCTAAATATAAATCGCTATCTCCTAATGCTTTGTAATTATTCAAATTTGCTGTGGAAGATATGTTAAGGAACGGACAATAATTACTTCTATTTATCCATTTACCTAAAGCGTCATTTTCAAGCACTTTACATTGTGCATATCCATCGGCAGGTGTTGAACCTGTTGTCTGTGTTGCCACACTCATGTTTGGTGAATAATTAGGATAAGAACCGCCTATATTAAAATAATCACTTGCTGGTGTGAATTGTGCTAACCCATATCCTAAATTAGTCTTAACCTTATCACCTTGCCAACGCCACGGATTGAATCCGCTCTCTCCCCACATATTGCCAATAGCACCGCAAACCGCTGATAAAGACCATGAAGACGAAAGTGCGTTATAAATCTCTGTGTAGTTTTCTTTCGCTTCATTTGAATCATAGGCATAACCGCCTTTTGGTTTAGCATTCCAAGACATTTTTAACCCCTACAATACTTCTTGAATTGTTCTTCATTTCCATTGAAAAAATCTCTATCATAAGGTTTGCTGGTGTATTGCCATAACGCATAGAAAGGATAAACGCCAATGTTAGGTTTCTTTAATTCCTTGGTATAATGTGCAACCCATAATCCATAACCACTATCTTTTATCATCTGGATTTTATTTGTTGCACTACCCTGTATATAAATAAGAGGTTTTATTCCTGTTTTCTTATATACATAATCCAGCCACATTTTCGCCCAAGGAATATAATTTAATGCGACACCTTCAACATCTAAAGCCATGATACAGTTTCCTATATGTGTTGCTATTGTTTTTAGGAATAAATCTGCTTCTTCTACTGGCTGATTCTTTTCGGGTCTGGCATAATGATAGAAGCCATATAATTTAGTAGAAGGGTATATAAATGGCAAGCCTGTATATGTTTGATAATGTGATAACATTTTCTTATCTACATACTTAACACCTTCTGTTGCCTTAAAGATAACAAAATCCTGTTCATCTTTTAATACTTTATTTATGCTATTCCAATGTGATATGTCGCAACCTTGAAGCATTTTTAACTCTCCAATTTCTCACTTAATTTTATCAATGCCATTGTATTGTTGTTAAGGCTTTCAGTAATTTTGTTCATTTCTTCTTTGTGATTTTCTTCTTCTTTTTCAAGTCTGATAAAAAGAATTACGGAACAAAAAATAGGAAACCCAAGTGTTCCAATGAGTTGTGTGAGTGTTGTGATATCCATGTTCGCTTCTCCCTTGTAAAAAATCTTTTTATTGTCTATTATAGCATATTCGATTGACATTTGCAAGTGGCAAGTTTATAATAAAAGTATGGGCAAATATTACGACGGCACTAAATTATTATCGCTTTCCGATATCGACGGAAAACAGCCAGAAATTTATATGGTAACTACTAACAGGACTGGCGGTAAAACCACTTACTTCAATAGAATGGTGGTTAATCGCTTCTTAAAGTCTGGTGCTAAATTTGCGTTGCTGTATAGATTTGGATATGAACTGGATGATGTAGCTGATAAATTCTTCAAGGATATTCAAAGTCTTTTCTTTGAGGATTATATACTAAAGGCTGAAAAACGTGCCAAGGGTGTTTACTCTGAATTATTTTTATATGACAGAAGATATGGTGACGAGAAGGGGAAACCTTGTGGATATGCTATTCCTCTTAATAAGGCTGATGCTATAAAAAAGATATCGCATTTGTTCTCGGATGTTGAAAGCATGGTATTTGACGAGTTCCAAAGTGAAACTAATACTTACTGTGATAAAGAAGTTTCAAAGTTTCAATCTATTCATGTGTCTATTGCAAGAGGGCAAGGACAGCAGTATAGGCGTGTTCCTGTGTATATGATTGCGAACCCGATATCAATAATAAATCCTTATTACGTAAAGTTGAATATATCCAGCCGATTAAAGAAAGATACTAAATTCTTAAAGGGTCATGGCTGGGTGCTGGAACAGGGATTTAATGAATCGGCAAGTCTGGCACAATCCGAAAGTGCTTTTAATCGTGCTTTCGCTGATGATGACTACGCTGTATATAGTCAGCAAGGTGTATATCTTAATGATAATGATGCATTTATAGAAAAGCCAAAAGGTAATGGAAAATATTTAGCAACTATAAGATATAATGGTTCGGAGTTCGGAATAAGACAATATGCTGGTGAAGGTGTGATATACTGTGACGATAAACCAGATATATCTTATCCACATAAACTTGCTGTTACGACAGAAGATCATAATATAAATTATGTAATGCTTAAAGCAAATAAGATTTTTGTAGATTTAATGCGTTTCTATTTTGATAAGGGCTGTTTCAGATTTAAGGATTTAAGAAGCAAAGAAGCAGTAATGAAGATGATATCTTATTAGGTATCTGCACTTGTTTAATTACTTGATTTGCGTGGGTGCATGGTTGAAATATACTACCACGTATAATTTATCGGAGTTGCAAACCGCCTGTGATTACCAAGTGTTACAGATATACAAAAGGAAGACCACCCCATTTATTTGGAGTGGTTTTCTTTATTTTCATATTCTGTCATATACTTTTCAATAATATCAAATGCTATACACAAGCCATACATACGCCCATAATCATAATAAATAGCACAATCTTTCGCAGTTTGTTTTATCTCGGTTTTTATCTTGTCAAGAACATTCTCATTATCAAGCGCCTTGCAAAGTCGGTCACAATCCTTGTCTGTAATAATTCCCTTGTACCGCAAATTTTTTATCTTAACTCTTAAACTATGTGGCATTTCTTATCCCTCGCTTTCATTATTAAAATCCGCCATATTCACATACAAAACGATATAAAAAATATATAACAAACACACATATTAAATTGTAAAGATACCAATAAATATCATTCTTCATTTTTTTCAACTCCTTCACAATAAATCCTCTATATCAAACTTTTTGATTGCATAAATCATTGTTGGACTTTCAATATAACGTGAATATATAATATTAGCACCTTCTGGTAATATTTTCATCAGCCTGTGCTTACATTCTATTGAACCAACAATAAAATCATAATTTTGGATAATATCTGCAAGTATCAAATCTTGTTGTTCTAACTGAAAAAGAACAAATTTATCTATTTCTTTGGAAATATTATCAAAATTATAGGTTGAAGAATCCATCATTATTTATACCTCACTTTAATCCCTTTATTGAAAAACTCTCGATTTGTGACAACGCTATTTCAAATATTTTTCCTTCACTTTCAAACAATAAATAATTTTTATGAATCTTGAAATACTCTACTGTAAAATAATATATCCTTCCAGACAAAAATTGTACTCTTAATATAGTTTCTTTCATTGTTTACCACCTTAATTCATAATCCGTTTCTGTCAATAGTACTCCGCCTTTTATTCTTCTTGGAACTAATTTGTTTTTCTTAATAACCAGACCAACCTTAAAATCTTTTATTGTGCGCTTGGTTTTTAAAAACTCTAATGCTTCTTCATTAAAATCGTCACCTTCTTTCGGTTCATAACCTTGCATAGATAGATTAAATAAATTCTTACATCTTTCTGGCATTCCAGCACACTTTATATTGTAGTAAGGGTTGTCTATTTTTTCTTGGTCTTCGTGGGTGATGTGTTCTATGTATGTCTTTTGTCTTACAAAGATTGCTTCATCCCAATAACTTTCAAGTTTCCAATGACAAAACTGTGTTTCATGTATTGGAACGTTTACTAATTCTTCTGGCTTGATGTTACAATGTATACTGTCTGTGTCTGCGTAAATAAATCCAGCCTTGTCTTTGCCGTGGTAGTTTGCCTGTGCTGTTCTTATTGTGAAATTTCTTGCGTAACTTGTTATTGCTGAACCGATAGGAATATAACCAGCCTTTTTGTTTTCTTGAAGGATGGTATAAAACCCAACACTCCCATCATCTTTTAGGTATGAATACTTGAAAGAACTATTCTTGCTACTTGCCAGTTTTCCATACAAATTATTTAAGAATAGTTTTGCCAAAGTTCTCATAGCACCTTTGCTTTTCATCTTTATGTCTGCCCAATAATTTATATAATCATCAAACAATCCTATCTCTGTATTGAACCAGCATCCAGATATTATTTCAAATTCTTCTACATTATAATGCTCTCTGAATAAAATATAATCTGTGCAAGTAAGTGTAAGTTCTACTCTTGTAGGTACTATCTCACCATCGAAGTTCTTAATGAAGCGATAATATTTACCATCTTTTTTGTTATAAACATCTGATGTTTCTAACATTTCTGTGCTCTTATACAACCATGAATGTTTGACTTGTATAAATGGTAACTTATCTGGCTTCAAATAAAATCTGGTTTTAATCCGAATGAAATAATATCTGTTAAACTTGGTTGCTTCATCTGGTATCTTATTCCCTATCCAGAAATGCGGTCTACCTACTGGATAATAGTTGCCACTCATGCTATGCATCATACTTGGATATAGACTGTTCACATCTGCTGTAACTCCATTCTGAAATATTATATTCTCTTTGCCTTTTACCAAATAACACCATCCACCCTTATAAGATTGACGAATATATTCATCTACATTTGAGTTCCCGTAAGTGTGCTTGTCAAGATACATTTCTGAAACATCTGGAAATAATACTTCGTATTCATCCTTGGGAATGTTTTTCTTAAAATCAGACAGGCAACATGCGCCTATTGTCAATTTGTTATGCCCCTTGTCATACATCATTTCAAGTGCTTCTTTTAGGACTAACACATCATTCTTAATGTATTCCATTTCTGTATCTGTTATCTCACATCCAGCATATCTAAAACCTTTGTATTCCATTTCTAATTTTTGATGCTTGGTCTTGAACGCTTTGCCTATTTCTCTCAAACTGAATGGTAATAACTTCAAGGAATCTCTTAATTCAATTATATGTCTGTCGTGCTTTATTGTGATAGAATACCATTGACCCATATCAGATATACAATATGAAAATGTGTTGTTCTTCATTTGGGAACTACGATAAAATTCTATATTGAATACTGTTGGACCTGTTGAGTATGAAGCCTGTTCAAATTTTAAGTCATTCATTAAATAACTTAACCAGAAGTTTCCGTCAAATTTTAGATTATGATAATAACATATTAGATTTGCTTTAAGGCTCTTAAAATATTCCCATGTTTCTTGTATAGAATGAAAAACTTTTACGTCTTCTGTGTTAAGTTCAACTACGGCACTTGCCCAAACTTCTGTGTATGTCTGATTGTCATATACTGTGGTTTCAAAATCGCACGATAGTATTTTATATGTGCGCTCTGTCGCCATTATTTAACTCCAACTACTATCGTTGTATACCATTTCTTCCATGTTTTTTAAGTCATCCATAGAAGGTGCTTCACTTGTGATTATCATAAACAATTTAGTAAGTGCTGATTGTCCTTCTGGTGATTCTGGTTTATAATATGCAATGATAACCAACATTTCGAGTTCTGATGGTTCAACAGAATCCAACCCTTCGGCTACTGCTTTTGCTCCATATATTTCAATTTGTTCATTTAATAATTGTTCAAACCATCTGCCTGCTTGTGGGTGTGAATCTTTTATACTATCTATAATTTCTCGTATTCTTTGTAAATATATTTCTTCTTGGTCTGCATAATTTGTATAATCATTCTCATCAAAAGTTGTATCTTCGTAATCCGTAAAATCTTCTTGCTCTGTAAAATCATCAATGATATCTTTTTGTTTGTTGGTAAATAATCCCTTAACGAATGATGAAAACTTATTAAAAAAACCCATAGTCACTTATCTCCTTTGTTAGAATAAGGGTGCAAGGTTTATAACCTTACACCCATAATGTAATCGAAAATGGTACGTGAATCAAACTACTGAACAAGTTATAAAGTTCTTTCCTTCTCTCTGTCTGGAAGGTAACTGGTACACTTTTAACTGCCATTCCTCATCGGTGTTTACCATTTCTGAATAGATGTTCATAAATGAAGACCAGAATGTAGAACTACCTGTTGTGTAGCGCTGGCCGTCTTTGCTTACTATGATGTAGGTGTTGTAGTCCTTATCATCTGAATTTTCATTATGAATCTGTGCTATTGCATAGAAGTCAACATCAATGAGAATCTCTGAATCCCTTGTTGCCTTGTCAAGTTTGATAGCGTCGGACATATCCTTTAACTGAATACGCTCCTTGCCTGTCAAATCTGACTTGCTACAATCAATAATGTCTACCTTGTAATTTGCTGTTGTGTTTTCTGTTGTTTTCTTTGATGCCATTTTTTTCTCCTTTTCTTAATTACTGTGAAATAGTTGCGTACTTGATGAAGTCACTCTCACTTATCACATAGCGATTCTTTACAACTTCGCTGGAAACTACATGAACAGGCTTGTAAATGGTATTCTCATCCATGGTCTTTGCTATTGCCTTGAGTAGTTTCTCGTTGTCTTTGTAAGTTCTCGGTACAACAACATCTTTGTTTTCTGTTTCGCCATTGGTTGTGTTTACGAAAAGCACATTAGCCTTGGTCGATACGATTGTTCTTGATACTACGGGTACTCTTGCCATTGCGTTCTCCTTTCTATTCCTTTTGGAATTATTTTTGTTCAACCCTTATCGGGCAAACCAGCCAAGGTTTTAAAGCCTTGTTATGATAGCCGTTGCTATCGCTGGTGTAAAACGAACGAAGATAGAAACTTGGGATAATTATAGAATAGCACATCTGTTCGATTTTTGCAATACTTTTTTCAATAAAAGCATTAGTTATTTTATTCTTTTATATCCTTTTCTCCATAATGTCTTTGAAAATTATCTATTATTTGTTTCATTCTATAAACAGCATAACCATAGTTATCATAAAATGGCGTTATCCTTTGGTGGAAACATGTGCCTATTTCTATGTAAACAGCAAAACGAGTATGATTCAGTTTCATATCATCTGTTATTCTTTCTAACAAATCGTACTCTGGAAGGATAACAAATGTATGCCCAAAACCATCTGCTCCGTAGATTATCTCTCCCGAAGGTCTACCTTTGGAGTCTACTTTGTTGGAATTCATAACAGTTTCTATTTTTTCCTTGGTTAATATCTTCATTTTTCCACCTTCCATTCATCTTTTAATGTGGGTATTATTACGTCTATAAATAATGCCATGTAGTAATTAAGGATTCTTATAGTCTGGTTTCTGCTTGTGACATTCCATAACAGGCATGATTTTTTGCTATTCAATGAGCGATAAATGTCATCGTCAAAACCATTTACAATCATTCTGATACCTTTTTCCAAACAGCCTATTTTAGTTTGGTATGCTTCGGACTTAAAATCATTTATTGGCATGTCCTTTACGGTATCTCTAACACTTTGAATGTCGCTTGTTACCAACACCATAACGTCGGCTAAATGTTCATCATTCATTTGCAAGTCTACAATGTCCTGTGGTGTGATTGGTTCGGATGGAATGTGAAACATGTTTAAGATATAAAATGCTCCAAAAATCATGTTTGGTCTGTTCATAATTTTTTCTCCCTTCAAATATAGTTTTGTGCTTTATGAAAAATATCTGTGGCTATTTCTACAAAATCTATTTCGTATGACATTGGGTGTAATAAACTTGCTATAAAGTCATCATCTATATTTTGTATTGCTGTATTTATTTTTTCTTCTACATCTTCCCTTATTCTTTTTGCCAGTTCATATACACCATATTCACAGTTAATTACAAAACTTATGTATTTATTCTGGATATCGCCTTTCATTTCTAGATAATTATAACACTCATAAGTTAATCTATTAGTATCTCTCATCTGTTAATACCTCTCTATAATTTTATACTTGCCATTTCCTAAAGGCTTGAAATAAATTGTTTTGTCCTTTGGCTTGCCTGTATAGGTAAATGACCTTGCCATTGTTATGCTGTTGTCATCTATTTTGTTGTTGCCCTGTGTTCTGATTTTCTCGTTTCCCTTGATGTATAGCATATTGTCACCTTTTAATTCCCTACCGCCCGCCCTTATAATTGATTTACTTGCGACCCTCTCCAATGTCTACACTGTACTGAATAAAATCACTCTCGCTCATTTCATACAATCTGGTGGTTGTGACCTTGGTATCGGGTTTCACGGCTACCACTTTGCTGGTTTCAGTTTCAGCACTCTTTGCAACCTCTAACAAATCGGCGTCGGCTGTGCTCCCTGTAATTGCTACAACGATTGTGCTTGTTTCCCCTGTGGTCAAGTCCAGCATGAAGACTTCCGCCTGTGTCTTCTCGATTGTCCTTGTGATTGTTCTCTGTTTTGCCATTGCTTTTTTCTCCTTTTCTTTTGAAATTGCACCGCCCTATTGCGGTAAAACCCTTGGGCGGACTTGCACCGCCCTGTATGCTGTTAGGGTTATTCATCAAGTAATATCACATAGTTGTTACACTTCGTTATGTAATATAAAGCATTCATGCCCTCATAACGCCCTAGCCATGATACCGAAAACATCCAAGAATTAGCACCGCATATGCCAAAGGCTTGATGGTCTGGCGTTTCAAGGTATTCTGCTAAACACTTGTTATATTCGTCTTCCTTTTCTTGCGACCATGAGCCATAAACATCCCTCAAACTCCTACCTAAATAACGGTGTGCAAATTCGCATAACTGCTGACCTTTTTTAGTGCTTCTCTTAATAATTCGATAACTTCTCATGTTTCCACCTTCCTTTTTGAAATTGTACCGCCCTATTGCGGTAAAACCCATGGGCGGACTTGCACCGCCCTGTATGCTGTTGTGGGTTAATGCTCCCAAAAACCATTAGCTTCTAAATAATCCCAAATTTTTTTACGTCTTTCCGATTCCATGTTTATCAAGGCGGTTACATGTGGTTCAGAATGCCTACGCTCATAACCCTCTATCTTATATGTAAGAGCCATGGCTATCAAGTTAAGCACACCATCATAGCCCCAGACATCAAAATCTCCATAACACTCCGTAAAAACCCTCTTGAACTCTTTGGTAGTCATCTTTTTTACTTTTTTGCTTGCCATTGTTATGCCTTCCTTTCGTTTGGTGTGTTCCTTTTCTTTACATTATTATAATACACCTTATTGCATAAAAAATCCAGTGAATATTGTGTAAATTAAATATGAACCAAATATGAACAATTATTCGAACATTTGTTTACTTGCAATTTCGGCAAACTAAACGAATAAAGAACACATGTTCGAAACGTATGTTCTGAACACATGTTCTATAAATTTTTCGAACACCTGTTCTG